TACTGTTGATAACGCAGCATCAATATCTGCAAATACTTATCTTGATATTGGGGGTGAAGAAGTCTATGTGAAATTAAAATCTGGAAATATTTTAACAGTCAGAAGAGGTGAGGATGATACAACTATTGCATCTCATTTAAAAGGGGATCCTGTTAAATCAATCACGACATCTGATAATGCATTGATACAGGATGGAGATGATTTTGGATTTAGTGGAACCACAACATGAAAATGACAAAAAAATTTAACGATCTTAATGAAACTTTTAATGTTGATGGAGAAGTAGTATCAAAAGAAAGCGAAGGTGCTGTTCAGAAAATAGAAAATGTAAATTTTTCTACTGAAGATATTAAAAAAGATTATGAATATACACGAGGAAATTTGTATAGTTTGATTGAAAAAGGTCAAGAGGCAATCAATGGAATTTTAGAATTAGCACAAGAAAGTGAAATGCCAAGAGCATATGAAGTTGCTGGACAACTAATTAAAAATGTGGCAGATGCAACTGATAAATTAATGGACCTTCAGAAAAAATTAAAAGAAGTTGAGGAGGAAAAACAAGGAAAAGGACCAACAAACGTTACCAACGCTTTATTTGTTGGATCTACCGCAGAACTAGCAAAACTAATCAAACAGCAATCCAAAAATGAAAACGTTTAAACAGTTTCAAGAAGATTGGACGAATAAATATAAAAAGAGTATTGATTGCTCAAATCCAAAAGGGTTCTCTCAACGCGCTCATTGTGCGGGAAGAAAAAAAAGAGCAAAAGGTGAAAGCACTAAGTCAAAACCAGTTGAATGAAGAAAAACGGTCGCTGTCCTAAAGGAGAATATTATTGTTACACTGATAAAAAGTGTAAAGCAATTCCTGCTGGATTTATGGTTGATCCTGAAGGAATGCTTCGTAAAGAAAATGGTGCGTCAATTGATGAAGGTGCTCGTATTCCAAAAAAACCAGGACAACCAGATAAGTCTGATAAACACTCAGATCTCTATACAGATGAAGATCCAAAAGGAACAATTCATGGTCTCGGTTTTAAAGATGTTCAAACTGCAAAACAGAGTGTTTCAAAAATAAGAAACTCTGGAAGATCTCATGCTCATAAAATCCAAGCAGCAATTGCTATGGAGCAAAGAGCAAGAGTGGCAGGAAAAACTTCAGAAGCTGCTGTTTACAGAAAATTCATTAACTCGATGAAAAAGAAAACAAAATCAATGAATGAGGAAGGTCTCCGTGATTGGTTTGGTAAATCCAAATCAAAAGATGGTAAAGGTGGTTGGGTTAATGTTGTAACTGGTGGCACTTGTGCAAGTGATGAACCAGGTGAGGGAACACCAAAATGCGTCTCTTCTGCAAAAAGAGCAAGTATGACACCCGCAGAAAGATTATCTGCTGCAAGAAGAAAAAAGGCAGCAGATCCTGGACAGCAACAAAAGACAGGTGCTGCAAAGCCAACTTATGTGTCCACAGATTCCCCCAAAAAGAAAATGAACGAAAATCACAAAGCAATTGCCGATGGAAAAGAAAGAGATGAAGAGGGATACATGGCAAGCACAGAAATGGATACAATCAATAGTGCTGTTAAAAAATTAAGAAAAAATATTAAAAAAGGTGACGCACAATTGCCTGCGTGGGTTCAATCTAAAATCACCAAAGCAGCAGATTACATTGACACTGCAGCAGATTATATGGACAGTAATGAGATGTCTGAAGAGTCCGATAAAAAGGGTAAAGGTAGTGGCACAAAAGATGCTTGCTACCATAAGGTTAAGTCAAGATATAGCGTCTGGCCCTCTGCATATGCCTCTGGAGCACTCGTGAAATGCCGTAAGGTAGGTGCTGCTAATTGGGGTAATAAATCAGAGTCTATGACTATTGATGATATTAATGGTAATCCTTCCTTCGAAGTTACTGATCTTATTCAAGCAGATCCACTAAAATCAACAAAAGGTATCGTGGATAAAATTCTTGATGAGGCAGGTAAAAAGTGTTGGCCTGGTTATGAAAAAAAAGGAACTCAAACTTTATTTGGTAAAAAATATAATCGTTGTGTAAAAAAAGAAGAGGTAGAAGATTTAGATGAAGCAGTTCGTATTCCAGCACAAACTGGTAATATCATTCTTGTTAATTTAAATTGGAGAGGTAAGTATTATATGATAAAGATGTTCTTCCCTCACACTACAAAACCAAACAGACGTGAGGTTCAAGATCAAATTGAAAAAGTTTACCCTGGAGCAAAGGTTCAATCATATCAAGTCTCTGATATCAAACCAGGGGATCCTTTGATTCAAGTTACTGAAGAAAAACTTGATGAAGTTGCAGCATGGCAGCGTAGTGAAGGTAAAAATAAGTCAGGGGGTCTTAACGAAAAAGGACGCAAATCTTATGAAAGAGAAAATCCAGGAAGCGATCTTAAAGCACCTAGCAAAAAAGTTGGTAATCCACGCAGAAAAAGTTTTTGTGCAAGAATGAAAGGTATGAAGAAAAAACTAACCTCTGCAAAAACTGCGAACGATCCCGATTCAAGAATCAATAAATCGCTTAGAGCTTGGAACTGTTGATTTAAATACTTTGTTATGAGTGAAGTTTATCTTGGTAATCCAAATTTAAAAAAAGCAAATACACAGATTGAATTTACTCAAGAGCAAGTTCTTGAGTTTGTGAAATGTCAAGAGGATCCTGTTTATTTTGCAAAAAACTATGTAAAAATTATTAATCTTGACTCTGGTTTAACTCAGTTTGAACCTTATCATTTTCAAGAGAAGTTAATTAATAACTTTCATAAGAACAGATTTAATATCTGCAAGATGCCAAGACAGACTGGTAAATCCACAACTGTCGTGGCATATCTACTACACTACCTTATCTTTAATGATAGCGTCAATATTGGCATCCTAGCAAACAAAGCAGCGACCGCTAGAGAATTGCTTGGAAGGTTAGCAACCGCATACGAAAACTTACCAAAATGGATGCAGCAAGGTATCATAGCATGGAACAAAGGAAACATCGAGTTAGAAAATGGCAGTAAGATACTGGCAGCTTCTACATCTGCAAGTGCTGTCCGAGGCATGTCGTTTAATATCCTCTTCCTCGACGAATTCGCTTTCGTTCCAAACCATATTGCAGACTCGTTCTTTGCATCTGTTTATCCTACTATTACTTCTGGTAAAAGCACAAAAGTCATCATAGTTTCTACTCCACATGGTATGAATCATTTCTACCGCATGTGGCATGATGCAGAGAGGGGCAAAAATGAATATGTGCCCACAGACGTTCATTGGTCTGAGGTTCCTGGCAGAGATGATAGATGGAGATTACAAACGATTGCTAATACATCTGAACAGCAGTTCAAAATTGAATTTGAATGTGAATTTTTAGGGTCAGTAGATACACTCATCGCTCCAAGTAAACTTAAAAATTTCGTTTATGAACATCCACTAAAAAGAAACGCTGGACTAGATGTTTATGATGATGTTGAAGAGAATCATGACTATGTAATTACCGTTGATGTTGCTAGAGGAGTTAGTGAAGATTATTCAGCGTTCATTGTTGTTGACATCACATCTTTTCCACATAAGGTTGTAGCAAAGTATAGAAATAATGAAATCAAACCAATGTTATTTCCAAATATCATTTATGAGGTAGCAAAGAACTATAATGGTGCATACATTCTCTGTGAAGTAAATGATATTGGAGATCAGGTAGCATCATTGTTGCATTATGATTTAGAGTATCAAAATGTTTTGATGTGTTCTATGAGAGGTAGAGCAGGTCAAATTGTTGGTCAGGGGTTTAGTGGAAAAAAAACACAACTTGGCGTTAAAATGTCTAAGACTGTCAAAAAAGTTGGATCACTTAATCTTAAAACAATGATTGAAAGTGATAAACTTTTATTCAAGGATTATGAAATTATTTCTGAGTTAACAACATTTATTTCTAAACATAACTCTTTTGAAGCAGAAGAGGGATGTAATGATGACTTAGCAATGTGTCTTGTCATATACGCTTGGTTAGTTGCTCAAGATTATTTTAAAGAACTTACAGATCAAGATATTCGCAAAAGATTATATGAGGAGCAAAAGAATCAAATAGAACAAGATATGGCACCATTTGGATTTATCGAGGATGGATTAGGGAATGCAAGTTTTGTTGACTCAGAAGGTGATCGTTGGTTTACTGACGAATATGGAGATATGTCTTATATGTGGGAATACAAATGATGGAATTAGATAATCAAATTAATCTAGGTCATTTATTACTTGTTGACAGAAAATGTAGAGTGTGTGGAGAGGTTAAAAATCTTATCGATGGTTTTTATAGGACTAGAAAAAATAGAGGAGCAGTGGCATCTTCTTATTCTTATGAATGTAAGGAATGCACTGTTAAAAGAATATTAGATCAAAGAAAGTTAAAACCTTCCTC